TGCTCGGGTATCTGGTGCGCAGCTTTCACCGTCACATTCCCAGACTCATCCCAAGTCATGATGTCGCTAATCTTCGTGTTGGCCATGCACAGCAGCGCATAGGCCACAGCCTCCCGGTTCCCAGCCAAGGTGGCCGATCTCTCAAGCCTGCGCTCAATCGACCTGGTGCCACCCCAGCCAGCCACACTGGGTATCTGCGTGGGCTGCTTACGGCTTGCCATCAGAACGGGATGTCAGAGTCTTCAACAGCCATCGGAGCAGCCACAGGCGCAGGCTCCTTGGGTGGCTTAGGCTTGCCGATCTTCACAGCAAACCAATGCTCACCAGCCTGGGTCTTGCCGGGCTTGATGTCCAAGTAGCACAGCGTGCCATCAGGCAGCATCACCTCACCCTTGTAGGGCGCATGCCAGTCCTCAGTTTTGTGCTTGTTGACAAAGGCAGAGCCCTGTCCTGGGTTAAGTTCGTATGCCATAAATCAATCCTTTCTAATGGCGAGTGTACAAAAGGCTGGGAAAAATTGTGGGAGGCCCCCGCATCGCTACGGTGATGGGGAGGGGGGAAAGGTCGTTTTTCTACGCGCCCGTCAACGCGCCCGGTATTGCGCGCATCACGCTGGCGCATATAGGTTGAGCCCGCTTTCCCAGGCACACGTCGCAGCATCCCCTCTGGGTGTACAAAACCCATACGTTCGTATGCGATATGTACAGAACCGATTAAACGGCCTACAAGCGATTGAATACCTGCGATGCTACCCATGTGCCAACCAGCTTGTGATCGCGCCGTATGGATCGATCTAGGTGCCTTGCCGATGCCTTGGGTCATGCCGCATCCCGGTGCATCTGCATCAAGCCATCGACCAGGTGCTGTTCCTTCGGCGTCAATCCCTCGGCTTGGTAGATCGCCAGCAGCGTGGTCAGCCCGTCCTGGATGTCGTCCTCAGTCATGCCGAAGTCGATCAGCTGATCAATCGATTGGTTGTTCAGAACTAACCTTAGGTTATCTCTCTTTGTATTTAATTTATTCTTAGATTCAATCTTAGGTTTATCTATCTTAGGTTTATCTCTATAGGTATTCTCTGTGTTATCTACAACCTCCGGGTTGTGATTGGTTACAACCTCCAGGTTGTGAATGTGATCATTGTTATCCACATGGTTTTCCACAGATTTGGTTGTACCTGGTGAGCGTTTGGAAGCTGCTTTTTGGATGTCTTCCTTCATCTTTTTGACCGTCCTGGTCTGTCCTGATGCTGGCATTTGTTTCTCCTGTTTGAGTGGTTGCTTGAGCGCTTTGCTGATCAGCTGGGCGATGCGCCTTTGGCCCTCTTTGTCGATCTCTTCGGCTTGTCTCCTTTGTTCGTCGATGATGGCTGGTGGCCGTGTGTCCTCCTTGTTTGATGTCATGGTGATTGCCTCCTCTGCTGTGATGGATGGATCGAAGATCACGCGCAGAGTGTCTGTGCGCTCGCCCTTGAACCCTTTGCGAACGGTCTCCAGGTAGCCCAGTTCTCTAAGCTGCTTGAACTGCTTGGCCACTGCCTGTTGGCTAATCCCCAGCTCTTGGGCTAACCTGGTCTGACTGACCCATGTGATGCCGGCACGGTTGCAGTACGCGCACAGGGCCGCCAGAGCTTGCAGGGCACCGTGGCTCATCTTCTTGTCAAACACAGCTCTGATGGGCAGCACGCAGACCTTGCGCTGGTCTGGCAGCGGGTCTTTCTCTTTGATCCTGGGCTTCTTGGGCAGCGCAAAGCCAATCGGCTCAGACATGTCGCTCATCTCTGGCCACCTCTCGCATGTGCTGCCTGATGCGCTGCTCTGCGCCCTTGCCGTACAGCTTCTCGGTTGCTGCCAGGTGCCTGTCCACCAGGGCTTTGTCCTTGGTCAGCTCCCAGGTGGTGAGCAGCTCTCTGGCCACCGCACGCTCCAGGACTGCGCGCTCCGGCAGTGGGCCTGAGTGCTTGTAGTAGTGTGGCTTCCATGGCCGCTTCACTTCTTTGCCTGCTGGTAGCACTTGGCACACACCCAGCGGCGCATGCCCAGCACGCGCATGAGCTTGCCGCCGGTCTGGGCTTTGACCTGGTGGCACAGTGGGCATGTCCTGGTCATGCTGCCGCCTCCACAATCGGCCTGGCACGGCGGTGCTTGATGGCCTCATACACAAACTTGATGGCGTTCTCCAGCTCGGCGACGGTGCAGGCATCGAGCTGCGCGTCATGCACTTCCATGCCGGTGTTGATGGCCTGCAGCTCTGGGCCTGTAAACAGAAACCGATTCTTGGCCACACCACGCTTGGCCATGGTGTAGATCGCATCCTGGGCGGCTTTGATCTCGCCGGCGTACTGCTTGCCCAGGTCGGCGTTGACCTGGTAGAGCGCCTCGGACATGTTCATGGCAGCGATCAGCACGTCAACTTGTGCCCGGTCACCATCGCCATGCGTCACGTCAAAGAGCGCCTGGTGGTTCTTGATCTTCAGCCCAATGGCCTCGCTGTGCGAACTCATGGGCTTGAACCCGTTGATCACCCAAGCCACGGGGTCGGGCAAAACCTGGCGCGGTCTGTACTTGCTGCGCTTTCTCATCGCTTGGCCTTCATCTTGTCCACCCAGCAAACTGCGCAGTACCACCGCTGCGGGCTGGTCTGCACGCCGCCCTCGGGTGGGCGCTTCTCTTCACATCGGTGGCACAGCTTGAAGGGCTGGCCATTGACTCGGCTGCCAGTCAGGCTGACCTGGTGCTTTGCAAAACTCATTCACATACCTCATGCAGATAGACCTCGATCCTCGGGTCATACGAATATCTTTTTTCAGCGACCAACTTGATCACTTGCTTGTCGTCTTGGTAGACCACGCCGTTGAGCGCGTCCAGGACTGCCTTGGCCACGTTGTCCAGGTCTGGCTTGCCGGGTATCAGCTCGCCGTTGAGCGCCTGCATCTGCTTGCGCTTTGACCAGCTGGGCGGGATGCCGTGGAAGGCCACCACGCGCAGGGCGATGGGCGTTTCAAACACCGACCACACCGACATAGCAAAGCTCGCCTGGTTGGCGATGGCTGCCTCATACGACAGCGTCTTGGCGTCCGTATACATGCGCACAAAGCCGCCCCGGCTGCTCGCCCTGGGCCTGCCCTTGCCGACTGGCTGACCAGGCACCACGAAGTAGATCGCGGCGCTCATAGCAAGCCTGCCTCTCGCATGTCATTGACGAAGGCTTGAACGTCAGGGCAGGGGATGTCGCGCCAGCAGGCAGCGTCACCCGTCATGAAGAGCGCCTCGGTCAGCACGTCCTCGGGGATCGGCTGGCCTTCTTTGGCCATGTCCAGAATCTTGGTGGCTTCCTGGTGGTTCATTGCTTGACCCCAGACAGGAAGCGCTCCAGGCGAGGGCTCAGCTGGCCGTAGCGGGGCTGCAGCTGGTCACGAACGCACTGGTCGATCAGGGATGAAATAGAGCGGCGCTGGTCTTCGGCTGCCTTGTCGAGCAGCAGGCGAGTCTCGGGGCGCAGCCTGGTGAGGAAGGGTTTGAGTGTGTTGTCCATGGAGCATTAGTATATCGCTCCGATATTGGACAGAACACCTAAGTCACTGATTTTTTGGCATGTTAGGGTAAGTCCCTATGGTTTGCATGCTTTTGGGGGTTGTACACCGATATCGCTTTGTGGCTATAATCCTTCCATGTTCAACGCGCAGATAAAGCGCACAGGAGTTCAACATGTACCTCATCACAGACAGCTACGGCACCCGTCAACGCGCATGGAGCCGCACCGAAGCCCTTGAGTGGCTGGCCTGCTGCAGCCCCGAAGCTCAAGTCACCGACATCTTTGGCCGCGTTGTGGCCGTTCGTGTGCAGGGCTGATCATGACTACCCACACCGGCAAATTCGTCGCCTACTTCCGAGTCTCTACCGACCGCCAGGGCCGCTCTGGCCTGGGCCTGGACGCCCAGCGCGAGCGCGTCATGAACTACTTGAACGGCGGCAGCTGGTCTTTGATCGGCGAGTTCACCGAAGTGGAAAGCGGTCGCATCAATGAGCGCCCAGCTCTGGCCGATGCGGTCAAGCTGTGCAAGCGCGAGAAGGCCACCCTGGTCGTGGCGACGCTCGACCGCCTGACCCGTGACCTGGCATTTGGTGCGACCCTTTTGAACGACACCAAGGTGCGCTTTGTCTGCGCCGACTTCCCAGAAGCCAGCCGCGAGATGCTGCAAATGCGTATGGTGTTTGCCGAGTGGGAAGCCCGCCGCATTGGCGAGCGCACCAAGGCCGCCTTGGCCGAGCTGAAAAAGAAGGGCAAGAAGCTGGGCTCACCAACACCTAAGATCGGCAGCGCAGCCGGTGTCAAGCGCATCCAGGACAAGGCCGACGCCTACGCCGACCGGGTTGGCCCCGTGGTGCGCGAGATCATCCGCAAGACGGGTGCCAAGACCATGCGCGACATCGCCCAGGAGCTGGCCTACCGTGGCATCGAGACTCCACGCGGCAACACCGAGTGGCACGCCAGCCAGGT